TCCCCGATTTACGGAAAGCGATCAATGAGCTTCAAAAGAACGTTATTGATTCAGAGTTGTGTATTGCTAACATTAATAGCGATAGCGAGCTTCTCGAAACAATCTACAAAAAAATAGTTTCAAAAAATTCTCTTGAAGCTAGAAGGTATCTAATTGAAAACGAGGATCGCTTTCAAGGTGATTATGATACATTGTTATCTAATTACTTAAACTTTATATATACAGCAAATATAGTCGATCTTAAAAAGAAAGAGATGATCGCTATTATCGCTGATCATCTCTATAAAAGTGCGTTTGTTGTAGATAAAGAAATTAACGCTTTTGCTTGTTTAGTAAATTTAGAAAGTGTTTAAGCTTATTTCAAATCAGCAAGATACTGATTTGTGTATGATGTTACTGCCGGTGAGGGTGTAGCTGGGTCGGAAGGAATCTCTACGTTCTGTTTAGGGAGAGACATGTCCCTGGCACGGCCCTCGTCAGGTCCATCAGCTGCGTCTGTACCAAGCGGCGGAACGTCGCTTACTGGTGTGTCTGTAGTGTTAATTTCTTCTGGTTTAATATTAACATTGCTCTTTCGCCTCATGGCATCAGGTATAGGTAATAGGTTAGGATAATATTCAACAGATTGGCCTAGGCTTGCTGGTATTGAGCAGTAATGTGAATATCTCCCGCCGCCTGTATCTAGAGCGATGTCTAAGACAACATCAAGAGAGCTAGTATCTGGGTTAGCAGGGTATCGAGCAGGGCTAGTATCTTTTATACCAACAACTCTTACATGGAGCCCCGAATCAATCATTTGATCTATTAGTCCTTGCGTATTCGTTCCAAGAGACTTGAAGCTATCCGTTCCTTTAAAACCGTCATTAAACTTAAAAACATCACCAACGAGGAATCCCCCACGTTCGTATCTCCTCATATAAGATTCGTGCAACTTAACAAACTTTTTATCTGCCATAATATTATTTATGCAGACTTGCAAATAATCACACGGTATTACCGAACTTAATCTTTAAGAAATTCTGCTAAAGTATGAAACGCTGTAAAGACCTCTTCGTCATCTTCTATAACGAGTCCTAAGTCTTCTTCAATCTCAAAAGAATGTGTTGTGTATACGGACTTTTCATGAACAAATCGTCCGTCTTTAATGTATACTCGACCTTCATTTGGACTAGGGAAATTCATTCTAGAATACACCTCTTCTTTAAGAGCTTTTACTAGTTCTCTAGGGTCTATTTCCACCTCAACAGCAGTTTTACCTTTAACACGCATACTTATATTATATTATAGTTCCTTAAATTCGATTTACCACTCTGGTATTAAATATTATAAATGGCTCTTATTAAGTTAACAGATACTGCGGTAGATAGTTTAGATGAATCGTCTTTAGAGCAAGGTTATTTGTATAAAGATTTATTTCTAGATCTAACGCCATCAGTTTATTATAATAGACAGCTAAATAAAGAAGTTATACTTAAAGACGTGCAAGGCTCTTATGATGAGCAAGCTATTAAGAATAGTATTACAAATATATTTTTAACTTCTCCAGGTCAAAAAATACTCAGTCCGGAATTTGGATTAGACTTAAGGCGTTATCTTTTTGAACAAGTAAATGATTTTAATGCTTTTCAAATTCAAGACGATATCAATAATAAATTACCAGAAATGGAGCCAAGAATACAATTAACAAATGTAGGGGTTAGACCTATTCCAGATCAACATGAGTATTTTATTACCTTGCAAATAAATGTACCATCATTAAACATATATGGACTCTCACTTAAGTCATTACTAAATAATAACGGATATTTTGTACTTTAACCATGCCAACAGAAGAAACAACTAACAAATTTTTAGAATTTAATTTACCGCAAGATGCCTATGTGGCGTTTGATGCAGTAACTTTAAAAGAGTATATTGTAAATAGATTAAATGAAAATGAAAAGTTTACAGATCAAAATTTTGATGGAAGTAATCTTGCTGCTATAATTGATATTATAGCATATTCGTATCATGTCTTGCTATTTTATTTAAACACTACTGCCTCTGAAGTAAATTTTGATCAAGCTACATTATATGAAAACATGAACAAAATTGTAAAGTTAATAGGATACAAACCTGTTGGAAGACAAACTTCTATTGTTCCTATTAATGCTGTTGGAACAGCTTCAATGGCTACCGGTAATTATACAATACGTAAATATTCATATTTTTTAGTTAACGGTGTGCAATATACATTTAATAAAGATTACTCTTTTAATAAAAATACCAACGCAAGTGAAGTAGTTTCAACATTGAATGATACTGTAGTGTTATATCAAGGATCTATTAAAGAGTATCCAGATTATGTGGCACAAGGTGAACCCTTTGAGGTTCTACCTGTAGTAGTAAAAAATATAGTTGATAATAAAACAGATAAATTTATTGCAGAAGACACTTTAAGTGTGTATGTAAAAGAAAAGGATAATGATACGTACTATGAGTATGATGTAGTAGAGAGTTTATACTTATCAAATTCTACTGATAGAGTTTATGAAATAAGACTCAACGAGAACGGCTATTATGAAATTAAATTTGGTAACGGTGTATTTGGTAAAGATTTAACTGAAGGAGATATAGTTTCTGTAAACTACTTACAATCAGATAATGTATCGGGTGTAATAAGCAAAAATGCAATTAATGCTAATAAATTGTTTATTTATGATTCACCTAGGCAGCGAGCAATTTTTAACGATACCTATTCTAACAAAGATGAAACTACTTTCATAGATATAACTAATAGCTCGTTAATTAATTTTAACAACCCCCAGGCTTCATCTGCTCTTTCAGATGCTGAAACTGTAGACCAAATAAGAGAAAATGCACCTAAGGTATTTTCTTCTCAGTTAAGACTAGTTACAGAATCTGATTATGAAAGCTTCATAAATAAAAATTTAGCTAATGTGGTAAATAGTGTAGAGGTTGTATCTAATGAGTCATATTTGAATGGTTATATAAAGTATTTTTATGATATATGTGTAGATCCGAATAAAGTAAACCGTGTCATTATTAACCAGGTAAATTTTGCTGATTCTTGTGATTTTAATAATATTAATGTTTTTGCTGTACCTAAATTTACTACAACTGAAGATGAGTCTTACCCACCGTTTTTAAGTAACTCATTTAAAAATTTAATAGTAGAACAAACACAAGATCGTAAAATGCTATCTAATACAGTAGTACCAAGAGATCCTATTTATATGGCATTTGGCTTAGGCATGAGTAACTCATCAACTTTAAATCTAGATATTCTTAACAATACTCATTTATATGTTGTACGCGAGACTAATAATAAAATTAACAAACAAACTATCCAATCACGTGTAGCTAATAAAATAAAATCATTTTTTGCTCCTGAAAATAATAAACTAGGTCAAAATTTAGCTCTAAACGAATTATTAAGAGATATACTTACTCTTGAGGGAGTAAAAAATATATATACTAAAAATGAAAAAGATGGTAGCTCTCTCGAAACTATCTCATTTCTTTCTTTCAATCCGCTTTATGAACGAAGTGATATTAATTTAGTTAATCAAAATATTACCCTGCCATATTTTAAATTTCCATATTTGTATTCACCACTTACAGTAGCAAAGCGTATAAAAGTAATAGATGAGTAATATAAGAACAGACTATGCTACATTTGATGTATTAGATTATAAGAATGAGTCGGTACTATCTTCCTATAATCTTAACATTACCCCGCTTACGTTTAAAGCGCGTATCCCTAATACAGATCAAGAGGATACACCGTTAAATGACGCAAAAGCTACTTTTGATTTTGGTGATGGTACTTTTGGTCATAACTTAACTAGTACTCATGTATATGAGTACCCTGGTCAATACAATGTAAGGATGGTACTTAGAGATTGTAATAATAACGCCGTATTAGGAACCTATAATGCGGATGTTAATATACATGATTATATAACCAATACATTTACTGCTACCTGGCCTAATAGCGGACCTCTTCCATTGTCAGCTAATTTAAATTTATCTGCTGGAGAGTTCTCACAACCAATTACTATAAATTCTCAAACTCCTTTTTATCAAGATTTTCAAGATATATTCTTTAGCCTTTCTGGTAACTGGAGTAACTTTTTTAATTTAGAGAAAAACAGATTCAATGATCTAAAAACGTATTGGTCATTTTATAATAAAAATTATATAGATAGTTTATCAGGATATGAATATGTTCCTATAAAAAAGGTATCTCTCTCATCAACAAACATATATGCGCAGCTTTCAAACGGAGTTATTGTAAATTGTTTAAGTTCGAGTTTATCGAGTGTGTTAGTAGGTAGCTCTGGCACTGATATAATTTATCTTAAAACACCAGATCAACTTACGCCAGTTACTGTATCATTTTTTAAAGACAGAAATAATATTTTTTCTAATAGTTTAAAAGGCTATAGAAATAATAATTATACTAACAATTTTACTATTACATTATCCTCTTTAGTAGGAGGCACTTCTGGTCAAACTCTCAATGAAATTATTTTTTCCTCTAACGGAGTTACAGCTGAAAATGATGAAATAAGTTCTTTTGATGTAAGCCCTATACAGTATAAAAACTTAAAAATACCTTTTGTTTTTGTACCTAAAAATACTAACAACTATACTATGAAAGCTCTATCAGCAGGTAGAGATACAGTAAAGTTTGCTCTGTTATCAAGTGATGGAAATGCTATAAACACTTCTTATTATTCTATATCTAGTTTAAATGATTCTTTATCTAATATAGATACAGATTTCTGGTATAGGGGGTTTTTGACATTTAACGATTCTTTATCTACACACCCAGCTGCTTTAATACTAAGCGCTCAGTGTTTGTATGAAAACATATACACTAACTTAACCGGTTCAAATACTGGTTCGATAACACTTACATGTTACCCTAAAAACTACTATGATTATTACAAACATAATGAGGATTTTGATTTTGAGCAAACAATTAAAGATTTAAGATTTCAAGAAATATTACTTGATAAGAATGTATTCTTTACTGATTTTATAGGTACTATTTTTGGCGATGTTAGCAGTAATCATGATGTTTTAGGAAAGAAAATATATGAAAAAATATTTAACTTTACGCAAAACACTGGAGATGTAGACTTATGTGGTATAAACGAGATGATAGCTTTATCTAAATTAGTTGATGAAGATGGAATAATATTTGATAGATCTTTAGCCCAAGAGCCAGCTGCAGTAAAGAGAGTTTTAGACATTTTAAGTGTAAATTACAATAAATTAAGAGGTACTAAAAATAAATTTGATGAGAATTTTGATCCCCAGGGACATACTACTAAAAGAACATATGGAAAAAATTTAGGTCCTAAAATTGAAAACACGCTTTCATACGAAGTTACTGCCGGTAATGATTTAGTAGCATATGAAAGATTTAGTGATACCTATGTAAGGCTTAACACGTTTCAGCCTTTATGTGCATTGAGCGGTGTTACTGGTAATATTTCCGGTAACCTTAACACTTATATGTTAAGTTCATTTAGAACTGAAACGGTTGCCACAAGTGGGGCACAATATTGGGGATGGGATTTGGTATTACCGAGTACTTTTGCGTTAAGCACAGTTACAGATAAATTCTATGACTTTTATTCTTTATCTGCTGTATATGATGATACAATATTGAATGGGTTAATTGACTATAATACAGGCTTAACCACTATCCCGTTTTCAACTCCTTTAAGTAGTTTAGAAGGAGATGAAAATATTTTTGATATATTGATTCGAAACTCGTTATTTAGTAGTCTATCCTTGTTTTAAGGATAAATATGTTTAATGGATAACATTGTAACAGGGTTTCCAAATGTCCCGCTTTCTATAACTAATTCGGAGGTTAGTGAACGTGATGCTTTAGATAAGTTTGCTCCTTATAGTTTTATTGATTTCATTAAATCAATAACTGAAGATTATGATCCGGATACCCTAGCTACTTTTTATAACAAATATTTAAATAGATGGAATCAAAAATCTGTTAAAAAAGAAGCTACTAATAAAGATACTATTATTAATATATATAAAGATTTTTTAAAAGATCTTACAATTAATTATTCTACTAACGCTGAGCAAAGATTTTTATCACAATTGGATTTTAAGGATGAATACGATCTTGAAATCGCAATGTCATTTTATAGTAAAAAAATAAGAGATATTGTTTCATACTATAAAAAGAAAAGAGAACTACTACATTATTCTGTAACTAAAAATAAAGTCAAAGGTAGTAATTTAGGAATAGAGCAAGTTGCTAAAGATTTTATAATTGAATACTTAGAAAATAGAGATACTGCTGCTTTAGATTATAATGTTGATATTATCAAAGAAAATTTATCTGTTTCTTTAACAGAGTATTTTGATAATTTTAGTCAATATTTTAACAGTACACCAAATGCTGAAGAATATGGTAAATCTTTTATTGAATATGATCCTGAAGGAGCCCCTACCGCGAGTATATTTTTTAATAATGATAGTATTCTTATAACTGAAACATTTAGTGGAGTAAGTACAATTTTACAAGAGTTAAAAGAAGCAGATCAGCTGTTTGAGAATAAAAGAGATTTAACTAGAAAATTCATAGGAGCTGATTTCTATTATCTTTCTACTGACGATGAGGGTACCCCTGAAATAGGAGTTTTATTTGAAGCTGATAAACCATATGCTAATTTTTTAAATCAAAGTTACCCTTCTACAGCATCAGTATTTTCTGATGATATTATAAGTGAAAGAGATCTGGGATTTTTCAGACCACACAATTCAAGTATTGTAGTCATACAAGGCAAAAGAGTAGATTATTTTACTAAAAGTAACTACCCCCCTAATCAACTATACTTATTTCCTGATCCCAATCTATACACTAACAATGAAGGAGTGTTAACGTTTATTGTTGACACATCAAGATCGGTAAACAATAGAAGTAAAGGTATAGCAATAAACCAGCCTAATACTGATAAAGAAAGCACTTCATTTTTAGGATATAATTCTGAAATAGCAGAAGATAGAAATTTAAATACTGATTTGTCTTATCTATATAACGAAGGTTATATAGATGATAGCAAAAAAGACTTACTTGGTAATATATTTGGTTTAGTAAAAGATAACAACTATTATAGGAGTAATATAGTATCTGAAGATCCTGATACTATCAAAAGTTTAGTATTTAACGGTTATCAGTACTATGATGATTTATACGGTGAAGGTTATAATTTTAATTATACAACAGTAGATACTGCTACATATACAGAAACTAAGCGATCAGGTCTGTCTTCATTTACTAATGATTTAACAACTTTACCGTCATCGGCTTATAACATATTTTTTAGATATTTCAACCCATATCAAAATCTTAAACAACCAGCTAATTGGTTAGAAGTTGATTATGGGCGCCCTGAAACATTAACAATAGATGCTGATGTAAAAGAAGCAGCATATTTTATGTTTTCAGATACTGAAACTTTAGCTGATCCTACCAGCGCAACATCAGCTGGTGATTTGCTTATATCTGGACTGAGCGCTTACGGAGATAGTGAATTACAATTTTACTATTCTGATTTGGTTGACGCGGGTGGAGCATTTTTAAATACTGCTAAAACTAGCACAATATTTAGAGGGTTATGCGATCCAACTAATATATGGACTACTACTTTATCAGGAGATTTTACTGTAAATGCTAGGCTGTCCGGAAATAACGGAGTTAGTAACTATGATGGTGGAAGATTTACTGATAACATAATTTTTAATTACACTGAAGCAGACGAGGGATTTGATTATAGAAATGATGTATTTAATGTAACTGAGTTTACCACTGTTGATACTGCTAAAGAAAGATTATTTGACAGAAGAAAGCATACTGGTAAAATATATGTTAAAAATGTAAATCAACCTTCTGATAGACCAGCAGTAAAGGAGTTAACAGACGCTTTAACATATTTTCCAAGTAAGTATAACACCACAGTTTGTCATCAACTATCAACTTCTATTACAGAATTTGATTTACTTTATTCTACTTTATTTTTAGAAACTAGTACTTTCTTGGTAACAGAAAAAACTAAATATGAAAATAATGTTTTTGTTTCGCCTATAACATTTACTAATTATCTTACTATGAACACGAGCTTTTTTGATAAGGTAAGTAACCGTTTAAAAGTTGGCTCAAATGTATTTTTCTGTAGACTGGTATACGAACAACTATCGTTAAAGGATGGTAGAATATACCCTAAGATATATAAGTACAGTTTTACTAAAGATAAAACTGAAGTTATTTACCCAACAACAGGTAATACTGCTGCTAATTCATCTTGTTATTTTGACTTATCAGACCCATCTCCTCTATCTGTATATGTTGAATCTGGAAAGCCATTTTTAACCTATAGTAGTGATAACGAACAGTTTAATTTAGGAGTGCTGTTGAAAGATTTGAATAAGGGTCCGTTATTTCTAAATTATCTATTTGAATACAAAGATAACGTTAACTTTTTAGATACTACTTCTTTTACAAGTAGCAATAGCAGATTTACCTATACATTTGCTAATAATAATTTAACTACAGGAGCAGCAGATTTAACTAACCTTAACTTTATGCTATCCTCTTCTGTACCATCTGTTACTGCAACTCACCAAATACCAGAGTTTGCTCACACCCCTGTACTTTCTTCTTTAGCGTCTAAAGTATCTGCTACTGCACTAATACTATGAATACTTATACACTCAACATATCGACAAATGAACCTCTAGACAACGAGGTGGTTTTAGAAACCACTCACTTGTTTAGCGCTACAGAGGTATCTTTAGATATATCAAATGTATTTTCAGATATCTTTCCTAATTATATTAGTATTGATTGGGGTGATAATTCTCCCATACTAGAGCCAGATCTTACAATATTTAGGGATTATAAAACACAATCTATTTTTCCGGAAATAGAAAAAGGAGCTGCTCCTGTATTTTTAACAAACACCTATAAGCATATTTACTACCCTTCAAGTTATGCTTTAAAGAAACGAATGACTTTTAAAATTAACATTGGTTACGTTACAGGTGAAACCACTCAACTCAGTGCACCTATAGTAGTAAACTCTGAGGGATATTATCAGAGTATTGAAGATGTTGAGATAGTTGGTCTAGATTTAATTAATGATGCTAATAATGTAACACGTGTTTCGCTTTTAACTCAAAAAAACGAATATATAGTTCAATTAGATAACAAATCTTATAAAGAAAAGTGAGTATAAATATATAAAATGGGTTGTTTAGTAAAATCAAGTCTAAGTGCTTTAAGTTCAGTTGAGGCGACTATATGTCCAACTGATCTTACTTTAGATCAGTTCTCACAAACTTTTAATGGAGGATATGTGTTAAATTTTGTAAGTGCTCTTTCTGGAATACAAGATTTTAAAAATTTAAATTTTACTAATTTTTATCTCACACCTAATGTACTTTTAGATAATATTACTACGCATACTGAAATAAATGTAAAACCGGATACGTATTTTACTACTTTAAACTTTACAACATCATCAGATAATTTTTTACTTTTTAAACCAGCAGATATTACCTCTTTTCAATCTGACAATAACATTTATAATGCAGAATATTATGGATCAACTACCTTTACAGAAATACTATCAGATGCAAGCAATTTTGAGATAGCCTTTGTTGATGATTTTACTTGTAGGGTTAGTACTATTAGCTCTAGTAACAATATTAGATACTATTTAATAGTAACAGATGATGAAGAAGTTAACAATAGACGTGATACTTTATTTGTTGCAGAAAATCAACTACCGTTAGAATCCTTTAATCTTGAATATAATTTGCTTAAGTACGAAAGCAATAGTTACATAAATTTATATTCAACAAAATCAAATAAAAAATATGTTTTAACAAATATAGACGGACATGTATTTGCAGATAAAATTGACACGTCAACAAAATCTAATCAATTTTATATTGCTGATACTAGCATAAAAATTAATCAAGAATTAAATTTAACTATTCCTTCACCTTATAACGCATCATTTATCACTTATGATAATAGTGGTAAAATAAAAAACAGCGCTAGTGATTTTAATTTACCTTCTAATTATCTATTCTATAGTTCAAGCAATTCAGTAAATCTTGATTTTAATTTTTATAATTTAAAAAATATTGTAAATACGCAGGAAAGTTTTACATCATCAAATAATTTACTATCAACTTCTGAAACTACTATATTTGCACAGAATTTAAGAACATACACTTCAATATTTTCCGATATAGATAGTGAAAAGAATGAGACATTAGCATTAAATTTTGTTTATAATAACTTAGATATAGTAATAGAACCCGGAACAACATTCTTTACTACTCCTTCATCTATGACGCCTTTTAATAAGCTTAATATTAATGATACTAAGTTTACTAAATGCGGTTCTTTCTCTTATACGAGACCAGACTTATCTGATAGAGTATATAGGCTAGATGACGATTCTATATTTGATGAAAATGTAACATATTTATGTACATGGTTATCAGGTGGTATAGGTCAAGAAGGTGTTTGGGTAGATAGATACTACTATCCTGATTTAGTTAGTAAAGAAGCGGCATTAGCTTCTTCCCCTGCTTACAACACCACATACGCTCAAGCGGTAGAAAATCTTATAACAACTAACTCTGCTTTAAAAGACTCTGTTGAGAAGAAGTTGTATTTTGATAAGAAGAGTGACTTAGTATTTGAGCCTAAGAAACGATATAAGTATGTAAGAATATCAGAAGATGACTTTATAAGAAAATCCCCTACAAATTATTGCGATACAGCACAACTAAACGGTAAAGTAAACAATTACTATACTACTATAAATAAAAATGGTGGTTTTGGTTTAGGTTTTACTGTACAAAATGATTCTGGAGATTTTGAAATAAGATCAGGAAGTAACGATATCGAGGGGGGTCTGAGCTTTACAGTTATAGATAATGAAGTTTCTTTTCAGTTTACCTTATTTGATAATAGTACCACTGGAAATACTATTCAAGAAAGATTACTGTTGAATACTTTCAAATATAAATTTAAAATAGATCAATTTGAGAAAAACAATATATTTTTATCCTTTAATGCTATACAAGGAGTATGTAATTTATATTTAAACTCTAATGTAGTATACACGTTTAGTGTAGGAGCTTATCAACTTTTTACTAAGAGAATATTATTTGGAGATATTTTTGTAACATCTTTACAAGAAGATGGAGATACAACTCCAATAGAAATATTATATAATGAAGCTTCTAAACAAGACTTTATTAGTAATCTATATCTTACTCTAGAACCTTTAGAAAAATTTGAAGAGTTAGCAGTTGTGTTTAGTGCTAATATTGATAGTATACAAGATCTTGTTATCTCTCTTCCTTGCGGACAACGAAATCTAACTGATACATTTACAACTGTTAACTCTATTAACACTAACTTAAAGAATAAGAGTAATGTAGTTGATATTAATGTTAAAAATTTAAATATTAAAGATACTAGTATTACAGATAGTCTTCGTGAAATACTTAAAACTAATATAGCTGATTCTCTACCTAAGTCGACAGTTATTAATAACATAAACATTATAAATTACAAATGATAGATTATTTTAAATATACTACAGGTAATGCTTTTACATTAAGCGGTGATAACTACACTGGGTTATTTAATATTGTTGATGGTGTTGCATATACAGGTAAAACTCTTACTACTTCATCTAAAGTTTTAAGCTCAAGCGATACATTTTTAGCTAACTGTTTTCTAAACAAATTCGAATTTGATAGAACTACGACACCTGTTGATAAAACGGTAATTAAGAGACCGTCCATTTCTCCTAGAAATATAATTGATCAAAATTTTGTAAACACAAATCTACAATGTTTAAATTTAAACAATTTAAACTTATATGCTCTTAATATTGTTTCTAATCCTGATATATTAGATTTTGCTAATTCCGTCAAAGGTGGTAATAGTTATTTCTTAGGCGCTTCAAGTAGTTCAACTGATCTAAGAAACGATAATTTATCTCTAGCTAAAGATAATATTTTTCCTATTCAAATTGACCCATTTAGTACAGTAGATAAAATACCAGGAGTAAATGTGTTAGACGATACTGTAGATAGTACGTTATTTGTTTATGATGATGAATCATATTTTTATTTTACAACAACACAAACTAACTCATATACTTTTTCAGGAAGTTTTGTTCATAATGGTGGTTTAGTGAGATTATATGATGATCCATTTGAAGGTAACAGTAAGTTTACTTATGATAACAATAATGATATTTTATATAGCTTAAACGGTGCAGAGTTAAATCTATACGATAACAGCTTTATTAACCCGTGTAAGGTTTTTAAATTGGTTGATAAAATTACATTGCCAGTAGAGCCTTTAGATGATATAGTAGAAATAGGTAAAAATTTACTTGGTTTTAGATCCATTGATATAGAGGATGGGGATAAAATAAAGATACAGCTTCATGATAAAAATTCATTTAAATTTATTGATGCTATATGTCCAAGTAATGATCTAGAGGAGATTTTAGCTTTTGACATTAGAGATAGTGATGATAGTATTTTGGTAATAGCAGATCCAGATCCATCTAAACCAGAAGATTACAATTACTATAATATGTACCATATTGATGTGGATAGATTAGGAAATAGTGGTAATCAGTATACTTTAAAAAATCCTAAAAAAGTAGCAAGATATAGACCTGATATACAATATAATACTACTGAAGAAGTAAAGGTATATTTTTCTGGTAGTGATTCAAATATTTTTACTTTAAATGATCTAGGAGCTATTTCCACAAGATTCATTACAAATCCTTCAGAACCGTCTGGAGTACCCTCTATTAACAATTTACTTTATCTTGAAGATATGTATTTTAACGATACTAGAGAGAGATTTAATTTAATAGAGAAAAAATTTAATTCTAATTTATTGAGATCTAACTTTTTTAACAATATTAATTTAATTGTAACAAAAAATAGTTCTAATTTATTCTATTTGCTCCACAACATAGGTAGAATATATTTGTTTAAAGATTCAAGTTTACAATACAAAAATTTTATTCCTTTAGATTTACCTAATTTATACGAAGAAATAATTAGTTGTGAATCTAGCTTAGGTATATCATTGAATAGTGAGTTACAGAATATAATTAAAGATACTGTAAACATTTATTTGAATGCAAGTATTATACCTATTCAAGAACTAGTAGATGATGTACCTGTCTTACGAAAATTTATATCCTATGAAGGAATGGAGGTCAATTTTAGGAATTTTGAGTTTCATGAAAATGAAGAAGTTACGTATGATGCTATTTCAAGAGTTTTTAATGAAATATATGAACTTCAAGTTGCAATTATTAACACTATAACAGCAGGAGAGCAAATTGACCAAGAACAAGAAGAAGGTGATGAAGAAGAAGCTCCTGTAGTACCCCTACCCGGTGGTGGATTAATTTACTAAATAAGAATATGCCTAACTATGTTACACCAGAAAATGTTGGAGAAAGTTTAAATGGTCAGCGTATAGCAGACTACTACACATCTCTATTACATGTTAGTGGCGCAGATTTAACTTCACAACCAGATAATACGGTCTTTACTGGTAGCGGAAGAACTACCGGTATAACGTTAAGCTCTGATGGTGATAGAGTAATAATTAACAGGTATATAGAACCTGAGGGCTTTGATACTCCAACAGAATGGTTAGATGCTTTTTTTCCTATAAACAGTATAATGTTAACGGTTACAAATAATAACCCGGGTAACAGAATAGCAGGGACTAAATGGGCACCTGAGGCAGGTGGAAAGTTTTTAGTGGGTGTAGGAGCTGGTTTAGATTCTAATGTTCCTCCTTTAGAGAGAAGTTTTTCGCCTGGATTTGGAGGAGTACAAGCTGGTGATATAGCTAGTGAATATTGTGTACAGCTAACTGCAGATGAACTACCTGCTCATACACATGACGTAAATACTAAGTTTGTAACTATAGGAGAGTTTGACACTGCAAAGCAATTTGTACCTTATTTCGGTGAAACAGTAAACCCGCAAGGGTTGGTAGATGAAGAAAGTACCACATATAAATATTTTTTAGGGCAAGATAAAATAGAAGCTTTTCAAAATAATACATTGTTTGAAAATGAAAATGAGTATAGAACTGCATTAATTAAGCAGAGACATGAAGAGGGTTACCGGTATAAAGATTCAGATTTCTCTCCAGAAATTGCTAATTATACTCTTGAGGGTTGGGGTGGAAGTGTAGTTGGTGGTCCAGGGTGGGGCGGGCTTTTACAGATAAATTCTACTACTACTATTTTTATTAATAATAGCCCAAGACCTGATAAAGTGCCTTTCACCGGTGTCGGTAATACACCAGGAGGTGTATTAGAAAAAAGTAATTATGATCCAAGAGATAAAAATAGAGTGCATCCTGGTACATTTACAGCACAAGATTTATTACTTGCAAGAAATGTAATAGTTGATGTTTTGGGAGAAGAAGAAGCTGCTATTGCGTTAGAAGGAGTCAACCGGTTAAAAGAAATAGATGCAAATGTACGAGACGGTAACTACAGGAACTTAACTACCAATGAACAAATACCAGGGGATGGAGTAGATAGATTAACTACAACTGCCGGTGCTTCAAAATGTCACAATAACATATTACCTAATTATGGTGTGTATGTATGGCGAAGAGTGCCTCTTGATTATGTCATACCGGAGCCTCCCGATGATACTGATGATAATGATGTTATCGAAACAGAAAAACCTACTAATACCACTATGTGGCGTGGTACAATAACTAAAAATAGAAAACATCTTAATTTAAATAACTGGGCATTGGACAAAGGTTGGGATGGTGTATCACCTGCAACTATAACAATAAAAAATGGAGTTTATATATATTCAGATAAAACTCAAAAACCTGCTCTTAAAATAAAGCACTGGCCTAACGGTCTTACGCTAATAAACAAAGGATATATTATGGGTCGTGGTGGAGATGGTGGCTCATGGGTAAGTGGGTTAAGACCACCTGGTGGTGGTTGGTTTACAGGGTGGGATGCCGGGCATGCTATTGAAATAACGCAAAATAGCCCTAAAGGCGTGGTGATAGATAATTCTAAAGGCGCTATAGCCGGTGGAGGAGGTGGCGGTGCAGGAGGAGGCACTGGTAATTATGGTGGTGGCGGTGGTGGCGCCGGTGGTGGTAAGGGTGGCGATGGCTCGCAAGGAAGAAATAATAAAGGTTCACGTGAGCGAGGTGGTAAAGGAGGAAACCCGGGTCAAAAAGGAGAAGATGGTGAAAATTGGAGACGTGTAAACGGGCCAGTTTTAGGTAGATTGAATCTCGAGTTTCAAGGCGAAGGAGGCGCTGCTGGTGGTGGGGGGTCAGGTGGTATCAAGCGTGATGGTAATGATCCTCATGGAGGAGGCGGCGGCGGTGGCCGTAAGCTTAGTAAAAGTGGTAGCTCCACCGGTGGTAGAGGTGGTGACAAAGGTGGTGGTCGAGGTGGATCTAATAAGAATAAGGGTCAGAGTGTAAGCTCAAGTAAAGGTGGTAACTGGGGTAATGCTTCTGGTGGTGGTGGCTGGGGTGCCGACGGAGGTGATCAATTAACTAATTCTAGAGTAAGCTCCGGAGGAGGTCCTAGAAAAGCTAAAGGAGGTAAAGGAGGTAAGGCTATAAAAACCTCAGGTAAGTTTAATTATAGGGTATCTGGAGGAGTTGTTTACGGTAAAAAAGACTAGCTAGGTAGTATTTCTAGATTATAACATAAATAATAGTATGCCAGAGAGCTTAGAAAATCAATTTATTTCTGATTTATATACTTCTCTGCTTCACTTAAGTGGGGCGGAACTAGGCCCTAATGGTCCTTTAAATAAAGTTTTTGATGGAGATGGTAATTCTACAGGGTTAGCATTAAGCGGGGAAAGAGTAATAGTAAATAATTACATTTACCCACAAGGGTTTACAACAAGGAAACCTCTCGAATGGCTTGATTCCTTTTTTCCAGTAGGTTGTTTACAATTAACACTTGATGAAAATAATCCTACAGATAGAATAGCCGGGACAACGTGGGTCCAAGTAGCTAAAGGCAGATTTTTAGTTGGTACAGGAACAGGGACTGATAAAAATGGTCTTCAAAGAGAATTTTGCCCTGGAGGTGTAGAGGAAGAGGAAGCTGGATTACGTGGAGGGTCAGGTGATACACGTGGAGAATATGAAGTAGGTTTAACAAGAGATCAACTTCCAGCTCATACACATAATGTTGATGTAGGAGCTGTAGATGTTCAAGTGCCTAACCCGGCTGGAACTGCTACTACTCTTACATCGAGATCAGTTGCAACAGAAAATTCAACTCTATCATTTAGAGACCAGGTACAAGCTAGATTTAGTCTTGGTCGTGCATTAAACCTTTTTGTAACTACCCCTCCTCTTTCTATACCATTAATAAATTTAAATGATACTAGTCTATCAACTGATAGTGATACATACCCTTGGGCATACGCGTTAGATTTAGAATTTAAAAGAGGTTCTGCAAAATCATATGATGATTCAATAAGACAAGAATATGAAACAGGGGATATTGCTGATATGTTTAAATTTAAAGAAATGGTAGGTATATGGAACGGTGAGAGTAGATTTGTATCTGACGTTAAAGTTAAATTAGGAGAGGTTAATGGTGAAGCAATAAGATCAGCAAAAACACCTTATGAAATAGCAATAGAACTCGGTGCAGTAGATATAGGGGCTGCTGAAGCCGGGCAGCTAGTTACTACAAATAATGAACTTCCTACCATCTCTGGACCTACAGAAGTATTAAATAGTCAAGAAGATACTAATAACACAAGAGTTACTGCTGCTGTGGGATTAGATGCTTCACATAACAACATTTTACCATCATACGGGGTATACGTATGGAAAAGAATAGCATAAAAAATTATGGCAAATATTACTATAGTAAAATTAAAAGTGAGAAGGGGGTCAGACGCTCAACGTAAATCTATTGTTTTAGATCAAGGTGAGGTAGGTTATACTTTAGATACTAAGCGTTTATTTGTAGGAGACGGAGCAAAATATGGTGGACATGTAGTTGGTAATAAAAATATTGGTCCATATGCTGCAGATTCAAGTTTAGGTCCTGATTCATCACCTGGTATGGAAATAGGTGATATTGGTTATGCTAATAGTTTATTATATATTTTAACATCAACTAATTACAACGATTCTCTGTCAGGTTACGCGTATATTGGACCGGTACCTGATGATACATTAGTAGAGTTTAATACCGATAATAAATTAACTATTATAAAAGATTCTCTTGATGCAGAATTTTTAAAGACAAACTTTTTTGGAGATGGTTTATTATCAAGTGTAGGTGGTGTCGCTTCCGTAAATATAAATTCTACTTATTTCGAGTTATCAAACGCCAAAATTTCACCAGTTGCTAATTCTATAACAGAAAGAGAAATATCTACTTCTACTTTATCTTCTGGATTGCTTGGTGGAGATAATACAAAAATTAAGCTTAATATTAATACTGATCAATTTCAATTTAATGCAGAAAATCAGCTTGAATTTAAAGGCTTAGGAACACAAACTATACCAGTGTCAAGCTGGGCTGGTCAAGATGGTGATCAATTAGTAGATAGTGGTTTAAGTGTTAACGGTATAACTGGTAAACTTCAATCTGACTTAAGGAGTGTAAATCCTGCTACTTTTTCTTTAGATGCAAATGGTCAAATATCACTATTTGGAGCTACATCTGCAGCTCAAGAATTACCATTCTTCGATACAAGAGATGGTTTGATAAAATCTATAGGATCTTCAATATTTGATGTAATTACCGCTACAAGTTTATCAGGAGGAGCTCAAGATAACGTTCCTATAGGTAGTATATTACCACATGCTCGTGCTTTTGATACTATACCCGCGGGTTATTTATTATGTGACGGTAATGCATATGACTCTAATAGTTCTGAATATAGCGACTTATATGATGTTATAGGTGATAACTGGAATACAGCTGGTGATATGGCAGATCCTGGCGGAGATTTATTTAGAGTACCTAACTTATCGGGTGGTGATGTATTATTATACGGAAACAATGCATCTGCTCCTGGATCTAATGTATTATACTTATCTGGGGCTACAGTGCCTCTTGGACATAAAGGATTTCCTGGAGCCTCAACTTCTGGTAGTTTAAGTGCAGTAGGTGTAAACTTTATTATAAAATATAAGAAAGCTTCTTTAAATAGTATTTTTAACGGTGCACCAAATCAAAAAACTGTTGGTTATGGGCGTAGCGTTTACGATCAACAAATTTATGAAGGTATAGACTCTGGTGGAAATAATATTCAATTAAGTTCTGCAGGTTTTATATGTTTTGCATTATCAGGTGATGTAAGAAATACAACTAGTAATGAACAATATGATAGATTTGCAATTCCTGTATGGGGTTGGTAATTAAATATTTAAAACAATGGCAATAGAAATTTTAGAAAACACTCTTTTGAAGCTCCTAGTTAGGAGAGGTACGGATGCTGATAGAAAACAAATTACTCTAGAAAGTGGGGAGCTTGGATTTACAACTGATACAGAAAGATTATTTATAGGTAATAGTTCAACACCAGGCGGAGTAGTTACAGGAAATTTATATAAAGGTAAAGCAGCAGCAGTAACTTCTTTAGCCCCGGTAGTAACCGGTGATTATGCTTATGAAACTGACACAAATAGTTTAAAGGTATGTGTAGCTGGAACTGGTTCTGTTGCTACAGATTGGCTCACTGTATCTAATCAAATTAGCGCCGGTGATGGGACTATTGTAATTGATTCAAAAAATTTAATTACAGTTGGAAAATTATCTGCTGCTGATATAGATTCAGATGCTTTAGGAAATTCAATAGAATTAGATGGTTCAAATAGAGTAGCGTTAAGTGCTACAGTAAATATCGATAGCATAACACAAAGAACTACTAGTGCTACTAGTTATCTTTCATTGCCATCAAAATTAAAAATAAATGCAGTTAATTATGATTTTCCGGCTACTAGTCCTCAAAACAATACGTTTCTAGGGTCAAATGCTGACGGTGCCTTATCTTGGTCAGTACCCGCTGTAGTAGAATCAGTAGTAGCACCAACAACAGCATCACTAATTCCTGTTGGCTCTGTTGTGCCTTTTGCTTCTGCAGCTGCAGAAGTGCCTTATGGTTGGTTAAGCTGTGATGGAGCTGAGTACAGAAGTAATACATATCCTGATTTATCTGCTGCTATAGGAACAGCTTATAATAGCCCAGCAGCTACAGCAGATCACTTTAGAGTGCCTAATTATAACAATAAAGTTACTTATGGTGCAGCAAATCCTGCAGGTACTACTTTAGTTGGAGTTACAACAGGAGCAGCTACCACCTTAGGTTCAGGGTTATCAGCAACTGGTATTCATTATATGATTAAAGCAATAGGAGGGGTAACCAATCCAACTCTTACTGTTCAAAAGAACCTTTCGGCTTTTTTAAATTCTGCAGATAAAACTGGAGATACATTTAATCCATTAAGCGGTGCTATTGTGATTGAAAGACCGCCTCCTGGACAGGTAGTTTTTGATAACGGATTAGATACTAATACATTTACTATGCCGGCTGGAATCCATTACGTTAAGTTTTACGTTACAGGTGCCGGTTCAAAAGGAGGTGTAACATCCGGTGGGGCCGGTGCTACTTGTATTGGTCATCTATCTGCTAAACCAGGATATGTCTTCAAAATAAAATCTGCGGCTGGACCTACTGTAGCTGATTCTCCAGCAGATGGTGATTTTTCTGCTATATATACTGATGATGGTGGTACTACTTTAGTCCGAGCAGACGGGGGTATATATGAGGGTAGGTTTGGAGCAGCAAAATTAGCTGGTCAAGTAGCTAGAGGAACTGCAGGCGGCAATGTTTTGGTAGCGAACGACTTTGTTCTAAACGGCTATGTTGTAAAAGGCGGGTCTGGTTTAATAGATACAGATGGTGGAGGTGGAAAAGAAGAATCAATAGGTGCGGCGTCTTGGTGGGGTGTTGCGCCGGCGCCGGGTGGTGGTCAAGGGAGCCATAGCGGAGGAGCCCAAGGACCAGTTCCAAGTAATGGAATAGTAATGATTGAATGGTCATAGTTGCTTTTATTATTTTTCTTTATAACTAAAGCATGGAAGAAGTTATCGTTGAAGGTTTAGACTATAATGATTTTGTATCATTAAAAGAAATTTTATCTAACCACGCTAATTTTAACTCACAACAACATGAGTTATATGCTGATAATTTAATACTAATAGAAAAGATAGATAAAATTATACAAGTCTTTGAAGAATAAATACTTGTATGAATGCAAGTTGTTGCAGGGCTAGTGCACTGTGTGAAGAGTTTTCAGATTATGTTATATATGATGAAAGCTTTGAAAGCGTCCTTGTAAACGTAAATGAAGATTATTTTTCAATAATTTATAGAGAACTCGGAAAAATAGGTTACGTTCTAGTTTTTAAAACTTATCTTCATACAACTAATTCCTTGACCTGTACTTTTATAAAGGAATGAGTAATTAAATATATAATAGATGGCCTTTCCTACAGATATAAGATTACCCGCGGGTTCAAGATACTATACTATAATTGCAGATAAAAAATCATTTAATTCTAATTATGATATAGCTTGGTCTTTCGAATATAAATTACCTAGCTGGGGCATAGATGCACCATTTACTACTTACGAAGTAGGTTTTGCTACCTTTTTAACTAATTTAGCATACCCTTTATGCAGTTTACCTGGTCAGTACATTGGTGACCAAGATCCTGAATATATATTGTCAGCTCATGCCCTATATACTCAAGAACCAGAAGTAATGAAAACAGAAAGTGATTCAACTTTACTGTTAGAAGGTGGTATTTTGAGTGGAATGTTGGTAAAAATAGCTTTTGATACTACCGGGCTTTACGCGCTTACAGGAAGAGATGATAGACCTGGTGTTAACGATAAGCAAACACACCGGAATGCTCTAGTCGTAAGAGATTATGAACATAACCTAAAAGGTAATGCTCCATTGTCTACCTTTTCTAACACATTCAATACTTTATCTACTAATACATATAGAACATTAAGATTCAGATATGTAAATTTAGGTGAAAAATTACATATTGATTATAGAGAAGCAGATACTACAACTTATACATTATTAACTACTATTAATTTAGGTTATAGAGAGGCGCGTTTATCTAATTTAGAAAATGTATATTGCGGCTTTGCTTTCAGCACACCAATATCTGCAGCTACTGATGGTTTAAGCGCAAGACAATTTTTATTGAGAAATTTTAATATTGAAGGATTTGAGGGAAGCACTGTAGATACAGAAACAGTAGTAACACCAAGTCTTTCAGTTAACCCTAATACTTCTTACACAACTGTTACTAATATAACAGCATAAAATGTCAACTACTCCTACACCTTCACAGACTACACCAAGCGGAGTGATTCCCACCACTGTGCCGCCTACTACTACTCCGGCTCCAGTAGTGCCTTTTAACGACACGCAGGTTACTAATATAAATTTTACATCAACATCACCTATCGCCGGAACTGGGGGTAAAGAAGGTTCTTATGAAAATACTAGCGGTGAAATATTTGTTGAAAACGTAGTTTTAGATAAACCTTACCCTGATCCTTTAACTTATATAGTTTATGATAGTAATGGTAAAAAGGATGAGTATGGTGATCCTGTAAATTTTGTAAGTGGAGAAACAGCTGCAACAATAAACGAGGATGGTACATCTATTGTTCAAATAAATCGAAAAATATCTGCTGTTGCTGACCCGACTAATAGTTCAGGTAATATGCGGATGGTTGTTCAGCTTAGAGATCCAAATTTTACTACTAAGACTACCGGTGAATCAGTATTAAATACAGTACCAGCTATTTCACAGCCTACCACTACAACTACTACAACCACCACTTCTATATCGCCTACAGTACCTCCTTCTATTCCTCGTGAAGGGGATAGAATGACACAAGAAACAGAAAGCGCAATAACAGACTTATTTCGTGAAACTGTTTCTAAGCCAATTACCAAGCAAACAGAAACTATAGTTTCAAATCTTTCAGAACTTGCAGTTAAAATTGTAGAAACTCCTACAGCAGAAGAAAAGCCTAAATTTAATGAAGAGCAGCTAGCTTTTATAGCAAGAGTTAACCAAGGAGTTGCTAATACAGCTGTTCTTCCAGGAGTAGTAAGCCCTGAACCGGCTATAGCTCCGGTAAGGGAAGGCGAGCAATTATCGGAAGAATCACAAAGTCTAATATCTGATCTTTTTCGTGAAGTTATAGCTGGGTCAGTAGATAATGATACAGAAAAACTGGTACAAAATGTAGTAGAGAACGCAATTAAAAATACTACTACTTCTACCACTTCAACCACAACTTCTACCACTACAGTTATTCCTAGGCCAGGTGATGATGACCTAGGAGATGAAGGAGATACTAATTTTATACCTTCAGTAGTTAATAACACTCCAACTATTGCTGTAAATGATATTAAAGTTAATAACTCAGTTACTGAAGATAATGTAGATATAACTGTAGAAATTAGTAACGCTGATCATTGGAATTTTAGTATTGACGGTGGATCTACAGTGCGAGTTAACGCTTATGATTTAGATCACCAGCTTTGCGAAAATCAATCAGATCCACATCCAGTTGAATACATTAACGAGAGCCCTTCGCAGCTTTTAAAGGAACTTACCGAGTATTTCGATAACCAAGAGAATCCACAACCTGAATCACCGAATTCAGGTCTACCATTTGATATGTTAGACCCGGTTGCTTTTTGGGATTGGTTTTATTCCATTTATGAAGACATTAAGCGTCGGCTTGCTGAGCGCGATGAATTTATAGAGGGCATTGGTGTTGATGATCAGGAAAGAGTTGAAGGTTTAGATGAGCCAGATTTATGGGATGAAGCTCTCGATGAAATAGATGAAGCATTAGAGGATGCTTCAGCAGATGACCGACAGGTTGCCGAAGAACGGAGTAATGAATGGGCGGAAAGTATAGGCCGGGTGACGGAAAGTATCCTTGAGGCGGGAAAGAGGCTTCAAAGTGGCGGCCTTACAGAAGAAAGAGCTGCAGAAAGGGTAAAACAATTTGAAGATTTTGTTGAATCCGCGGAAGGTATTAATATTGGTAAGGGTTTATTTGGTCGAGATGTTAATCGGAGGACCCCTTGGCTTAACCGCCGGCGTTTAGCTCGAAACCCGGAAGTGCTTAAGGAGGCTAACGAATTAGTGAGGGATTTATTAGAGGACACGACGCTTATTGATGAGCTAGACTTACAAGCAGGGGTGGATCAGTTGGCTGAGCAACTCGAATTCGAAGCCGTGGATGAAAGGCTACAGGAGTTTGGAGCTGATGAAGACACAGCTCGTAGATGGAAACAATTTGACGAGGAAGACTTTGAGGCCTATGATAAATTTAAAGAACAGCACGATAAAAGAAAAGCTGACGCAAGAAGATTATTAGACAGGCTTAGAGATGGTACAATAACGCCGGAAGAATTATCAAAATTAAGAGGACATATTCCTGGTAAGTCTCCGGCTTTGGATGAGTATATACGTAGAAAAGGTTGGATTAATGATTCTGATCTAAAAGATCTGATCGATGGGCCCTCTTATAACGAACCTGTTACATCTGCTTCTATATGTAGTCATGACGCGCCTTGTGATAGTCCTTCGCGAACAGTCACCTTAACTGTAGTGCCTGGCGAGCATAATGTTTTAGTAACCGCGGTTAATTCTAATAATCAACCGGTTGCAACAGCATCTAGTAAGTTTGCTGTTGATGAAACAACTAATGAAGTATCGTCTCAGGGTCAATTGGTAGCTGCTTTACAAAAATTTTCTACTGTTAAAATTGTAGGTAATTTTGATGTTACACAAACTATTCAAGTTCCTTCTGATGCAAGAATAATAGGTGTTAACAACCCTGTAATAAGAACTAATACTACTGCTTTTTCTGTAAAGGAAAGTAATGTTGAATTAGCTGGATTTACAATTACAAAGCTCGGTAGCACCCCAACAGGGGTGGGCGTGCTTGTTGATAGACCTAAACGAAGCTCAACAACTGCACCTTCTAATATTAACATCCATGATATAGTATTTTTAGAAGTTGGTACACCTGGCCTAGCTGGTTATTCTCCTATAGTAGTAAAAGGTTATAATAAATTATTACCGGATCCTGATTCAGACTCTAAAATAGCAACTTTAAATAAAGGTTCTGATCCTATAAAAAATATTAAAATAGAGTTTAACAGATTTGTAAATATCCCTAATAATGCTATAGATGTATCAGTTGTTAATAGGATAGATGTAGCTGATAATAATATTTTTAATACAAATAGTTCTGCTAGGTCTTTAGGAAATGGTATTATTTTTAATAATGTAACTGATGGTAGTGTATATCAAAACTCATTAAACACAGTAGGTAGATCCGGAGTAGTAATATCGGGTAAGCAGTCTTCGTCTATTGATGTTACTAATAATATTATTAATAACTTCGGAATTAATAAAGGCGACGGGTTTAATGCTGGTGTTGAAATAACTGGTTCTTCAGGTGTCAAAGTATCCGGAAATACTATAACAGGTGGTAGTAATATATGGAACAGTGGTATATCATCGAATAAGGGTTCCTCTAATTTATCAATAACTGATAATAATGTCGATAAAGTAAGAGATGGAATTCTTCTCACAGATAATAGTAACACCTTTAATGTAAGAGATAATAAGTTAACTAATATTAATCGTTATGGTATACAGACCTATCAAACGTGGTCGGGAGCTGTTAATAATAACAAAATAACACAATCACCTACAGCTGTAGAGTCTTTTAACGCTCTTTCAAAATTACAACAAAGAACTTTAGGACTAGGAAGTGGTGTTTTAGTGGGTGAAAGTAATGGTATACAGGTCGTAAGTAATAAAATAGAAGGTGTGTATGAAGAAAAAAATGGTGATTCTGCAGTTCTTATCTCAGGTATCTACCCTATTCAGGATACATCAAAAACATCAGTTCAAATTGCTATAGGTGAAAAAGAAAGTGATGTCTATGGTGATAATAAAGTAACAGATTCTTCACCGCAAAATATAGTCGCAGGAAATACTCATTTAGGTCCAGGTAAGTTATTTTCAACCAATAAGGGCAATGTAATATTAGTTACTGAAGTAACTGAAAATGAAAATATTAACGTTCCAAGTATTGCTACTTCTACCACACCTGTATTACCAACATCTACTACACCTGAACCTTATTTAGGTGGCATAACAACCACTACAACTACTACAACTACTGATTATCCAGGTAAAGTTACTGTTATAGCATCACCAAATACAAAACAAACTCAAGAGAGTTTAAGAACGGAATTTGATACCTTTGTTACTGAAAATAAAGAGTTAGTTAGTAATAACAACGTAGTAATTATAACTCCTAATAAACTAGATTCATCAAAAGGTTCGATTACAACAAGTGATGATAGTACAAAATATAAAGGTGATACTGATACCACGTTTGATACTGATCCAGTTGTACCTGGTAATACTACAACTACAACTTCTACAACCCCACCGCCCTTCACAATAGATCGAATAGATCTACGTACACAGGAAGAAATCGCTAGAGATAATTATATAGCAGCTAGTTTAGAAGCTAATGATGCATTTCAGATTATAATATCTGAGATAGAAGCTGGTTTGATAGATTTTGAGGAAGCTGCTTCAAGATCAGCATTAGTTCAAAGCGAGTTTGATGTAGACGCTAAAAAAGAAATATATGAAAATGTAAGATATACAGAGGCTTTATGGAAGCGAGATTTATCTACATGGTTATCCACGCGTAATGCTTCGCCTTGTACAAAAGAAAGGTATAAAACATTTGTCAATTTAATGCCTCAAGATTGGTCTAATCAAGATTTATATTGGGCAAATGACACCATCATAGATATTTCCGGAATCACCAAGCCTGGTCCCCATTATGATCCGGATATTGGGTTTAAGGATAATTTAAAATCTGTAGAATCAGGCGGCGTGGGTGTTAGAAAGGCCGCAGTACTAATTTCTCCTTCTCATGTATTAATGGCAGATCATTGGAAATACACCGAAGGTCAGACCTTAACGTGGGTAGCTAACGACGGTGAAGAAATTTCAAGAAAAATAGTTAGTAAGGGTATTAAAGTACCTGGTGCTGACACCCGGGTACTGGGACTTGACGAGCCTGTGCCTGATAAATTAAAAATATACCCTTTACCTTCACCTAAGTCTTCCGATACTTATAATGATTTACTAAATGGTTCTTTAGTGTTTATCGGTAATCAACAACGTAAATTTATTACTGGTTATATATTAAGACAAGAACCTTCTTATACTTACGATCCAATTTTAAATGTAGGGTTAGATCAATCTTTCCCATCTATTAGGAATAGAAACATATCTTTAAAATTTCAATCAGCCATTCCATTTTTAAATCAACAAATTCCTACTTCTTTTACTAATTTTCAACCTGATGAAAGACCTTCTTCCATAGCAGCTGAAGGGCCTGAACTAAATCGGGTTGTAAAAGGAGATAGTGGTTCGCCTAGTTTTATTTTATCGCCTGATGGAGATATAATTTTAATATCACAACACCAGTTCGGAGGAGGAACACCGAAAGGTCCGTTTTTTGGAAGTAGTACCACGTTTAATTTCATACAAGAATATATGAATGAAATAAGTGATAGGGAAAACTTACCACGTTATACTCTTCGTTCAATTGACCCTTGTACTGGTGAAAAAATAGGATATCCAGGTGATACCGGTACTCCAGGTACTACAGATCCCCCAGGTACTACAACTACAACAACTACTTCAACTAGTACTTCAACTAGTACTACAGTACCCCCAACAGGGCCCCCTACTACTAGTACAACAACGCCAAGATTAGGGTGGACAACTACTACATCAACATCTACTGGTTACCCTACAATATTTACTAATCCTCCTATTATTGATACTCCACGTGTATTCGATCCTCCAAATCGTATATGGACCCCACCCCCGTGGATAACTACCCCGCCTCCAGAAGAACCATATATACCAGCTCTTTGTCGAACTCCACCTGAAGATCCTCCTGGAGAGGAAGATCCTCCTGAAGAGGAAGATACAGGAGGCTATACTGAGCCTTCAGATACAAATTTTGTAGCTAGAGTTGATAGTTCTGATGATGTTAGTATTAGGGTAAATGTTAATCAAGAATCTAATGAACCAATAATAAAAATATTTCCTGCCCCAGTAAGTAGTTTGCAAGAACCCTTTAATCCGGAATTCGACTTTAATACCAACGTTACTAAAAGAACACCCACTCCATACAACTTTACAACTCCGGATGATGAAGATGGTATTAGGGAACCGGTAGTAGAGCAAGTTAGAAGTGAAGGAGAGGATGAAGATATATGCCCTCCTGATCAAGAAAATTGCAATACCTTACAATTTTAGTAATTATTAGTAAGTGAAAAAACTTACTATAGGTACTTGTGTGTATGATGATTATGATGGTTTATATTTCACACTGCAATCTATAAGATTAAATAATCCGGAAATTCTTGATAGGTTAGAGTTTGTTATTATTAATAATAACCCCGGGTCTGCACAAGGAAGAGAAATACCTAAATTATTAGAACAAATAAACACACCTGTAACTTACTTAGAGTTCTCTAAATATAACTCTCCATTTTTAAAAGGTAAGATATTTGATTTAGCTGAAACTGAATATGTATTAGTATTAGATTCTCATGTTTTAATAGAACCTGGTGCTTTAAAGCGTTTATTACACTATTATGATTCAGAAAAAGATGGTGGTAATTTATTACAAGGCCCACTTCTATATGATGATTTGCAAAATATTAGTACTCATTTTGATCTATCAAAATGGGGTACAGATATGTGGGGTGTATGGTCAACAGATAAAAGAGGAATGTACAAAGACAACGAACCTTTTGAAATACCAGCACAAGGTATGGGGTTATTTTCTTGTCGCAAAGATTCTTGGCTTGGATTTAACAAAAATTTTAGAGGATTTGGCGGTGAAGAGGGTTATATACATTGCAAGTATAGAAATGCAGGTAAAAAAACTCTCTGTTTACCGTTTTTAAGATGGTTACATAGATTTAACCGACCAGATGGTCCTAAATATATTCCTACTTTAGAAGACAGGTTTCGAAACTACATGATAGGCTTTTCCGAAATTGGTAAAGATATTAATGAAATAATAAATAGATTCGAAGATAGAATTCCTCTTAATTATATTAATAAAGTTAAGAAGGAATTAGTTAGTCTAGGTTACCCATAGCAGCTTCTACTTTTAAGTCATGCTTCATTGAATGAAATCTTTCATCTATATATTTTTGAAAAGCTAACGGTTTAATCCACTTGTCACTTTCAATATCTACTCCTTCTTTACTACCAACAACATCAAGAGCTTCAATTAAACACGCCCATCTTACTAATTCATCAAAGTCCATTTCTTTAGTAGAACCATCTTTGAGTTTAAATTTATATTTCTTCATAATATATAATATTATAGTTCCGTTCCTTGCTTATATTCTGATGTTATTTCAACATCTTTCGAAGGTATGGTAGCAGGTTTATCTAAATCTACCGGCTGTGTTAATAAGGTAGGTAAAATAGATATATTTATATTGTATTCATTATTACATTTTTCACAAAAATAGGAATTCTCTATATTAGGAAAAATGTTTTCTGTAAAAGAATAATTACCACAAGGACAATCTATTTTAACTTCACTTAGACTTAGTAATTGTTCTAATTCTCCTTCAAACTCTTGAGTTAAAGCCTGTGTCTTATTAATCTTAAAAGAAGAGTATACGAATGATATTACAAATTGCAGCACAAAGGTTAAAGCTACTGCTTCAAAAAATCCAATAATATTGCGTAATGCAAATCCAAATAATAAAGATACTATAAAAGTAATAAAAATTGACCTTAAGACAGTCATATAGCTATTTTAGCTATATCTTCTGGAATATCCAGTATTAATTCGTTAATTTGATCTATTTTACTGTTAATATTTTCTATTGATCCGTTAGGTACATCAGGATTATCTATTGCTCTAGCGAGCATATTTCGTAATTCCGCTAAACAAACAAAGGTATTACCAAGAAGTTCATTAATATGCTGTACCTCGTGTGGTAAAATAGGTGGAGCTTTTTGGTGTTTTTCATTATCTTTGTACATAGATATTTGATCTTGTACATTCATATGAAATGATATAGGTTTATCTTCTGGCCCTACACTGTAAGGAAATTCTGGTCCATCCATGTAATTATTTATGCTAGAGACTAAATAATTTTATGCATAAGTTTGAAAGACGTTTTTTTAAATCCCTTAATGAACAAGCTGAAGAAGAAAGAGCAGCTTTTGAAGCAGAGTTGGATGATAGTACAGAAGCTGGTGATTTTGATGTAGATGTTGAAGTCGATGAAGTTGCTGTTGAAGAAGATCCTAATGTAAAAGCTGCTCAAGCTGTTAGTGAACGTAACGCAGCTATGAGAACACAGCTTGAAGGTTGGGTTAGTGAGATTGAACGGTTTCTAGATTACTTAAACGGATCAACTCCAGATTCTATTCAAACTTTGTTAGCTAATGCTGAACCTGATACAATCTTTGATCGTATGAAAGCTTCTGAACAGCGTAAAATTGCTAGAGTTGCTACAGAGCTTGCTGCTCTAAATGAGTCATTTAAAGGGTATATCGCTCAAACCGGAAATGCTCAGTTTAAGTACGTTTGATTTCGATACTTTTTAATCTCAGACAATCTCACAATACCTTCGATTCCATCGAAGGTATTTTTTTCTATAAAGCTCCACTTAATTTCATCTATCTTACAAGCAATAGCTATATCATTAAAGTCTTTAAATCTTTTACCAAACTTCTCTGGCCATATAAACACCCTCTCCCCTTGTTTGAGTAATACTTCAGACTTTACTAATGATGCTTGATCAACCCACTGTGAATCAAGTATCCACGTCTTATCATACCATTTAAGCGTTGTATTTAACTGCTCTTCCTGTCGTTGCGTAAAAGATCTACCACGTTCAGTAATACCCGCCACAGCAATAGAGTTCTTCGTAAAGAATGCATTAATAGGTCCTTCAAAAATATAAACACAATCGTGATCACTACTTACACGGTCAATATTAAAGAGAGTTTTTTCAGCATTTACCTTTCCTAAATATTTTGGTTTGACTTTATTATCTTTGTTTAGGACTGTCCTTGTTTGATAGAACTCAATTTCATCATTCTCATTAAAGAAAGGTATAACAAGTCTATTCTTATGTACCATGTCATTTAATGATACATATAACGCTGAGGGTTTATTAACAGCAGTATCTAATCGACGTTCTTTAATTAAATGTTTAACAGCCGTAACAACGCTGCTGCTACTATAAAAGTCAAGCTGAAGCTCGTCAGACAAATTAATACTATCCTTAGGTAAGGTAGTGACTTTAAAGTTCGGTTTAGTATCTTCACTTCTATCAATAATATCTTCAGCATCCGGAACATGATCTTTTAATTCTTTAATTATATCTTTATCTGTAGTGCCTGATACCTCTTTTATCCATCTCAACGGCTTACCAGACCATCCACAGTTATGACAAAATATATTTTCATTTTTAGGTATATAATAACATCGTCTCTTTTTACCTAACGACTTACCTTCTCTGCATATAGGGCAACTACACTGATAGACGTTATTAAATTTGTTATACTTAGGATAGAAACCAAGCTCAAAAAATTTTAGTATAACAAAATCTTCAGGAAGCGATATCATTTAACTTATTATATAAGCTTTTCATAAAAAACAAATTATGCCAATCTTCTTTTTTATCTAAAATTCTTTTAAAGGAATATTCTTCACAATATTCAAGAAATACTTTATATGAAGGATCAACTTTAACTGCTAATTGATCTTTATAGTATTGTGATTCTTCAGGTAAAGATTCATACTTATCTAAACAAAAAATATCTACGTTTCGTTTGAATATTTCTCGCTGCTTTTCATCTAACGTAAATCCTGGATCTTCAAAATACTTCTTAACGGATGCTTTACCAAACTTCGGTATACCGGGAACGTTATCTGACTTATCCCCTGTTAAACATTTTGCAGTAAACCATTGCTCAACATCTTTGTATCCTGTCTGTTCTTTGAAATTAACCTCTTCAAAGAATCTTTTACGTATTGGATCATATAAAGTACACTCAGAACTAACTAATTGCAGAAAATCTCTATCAACTGAAATAATTACTTTCGATCCCTCATGCTCTCTACAAATGTATGCAACAATATCATCTGCTTCAAGCTCACGAGGAAAGATAGAGTTAATACCCATAGAGTATAGTATAGACTTTATGACCTCATTATTTTGATGAGGTGAAGGATCTTTAGATCTATTACCTTTATATTCTTTAAGTATACTCTTTCGTATATTGGGTTTATAATCTTGCTTTTCGTCCCATACAAATATTGTAGTATCCGGAACAAACTGTTTTACGTAGGAGCTAACCGCATTAAGCGTAAAGTATATATGTAAGTTACTTACCTGATAATCAGAATGATTTTTAGTCTTTTTTGACTGAACTTTTGCTGTATGAAATGTTCGGTGTATTAAATTGTTGCCGTCTATTATCAGAGTTTTCATTTTTTTTGTATTGAGCTTCTATAACAGAATAAACCTTTTTAGGTAGTTTTTCTACAAATTTAATTATATGATTGTTCCTTCCGTTATCAAATGACTCTCTCGGAACTTTAATATTTTCCATTTGTGGTAGGATGAGACAACCAATACTCTCATCTTCTAGTTTTACGATAGCAAACATTTTACCAACAAAGTCACCTGTTTGTACAGCATATATATCTCTTTTACAATATTTCATCCGGACCTTGTGGATTGATACCTTTTATAGAATGCACTTCAGAAGCAAAATATTTTAAGAGAAAGGAATTTAGCGCTTCTACTTTTTGAGGAGTTGAAGCGGCTTTTATATCTACGTGATTTCCATTAAAATCATATCCAAGTAGTATATAACTATCCATGTACTCACTAATAATAGTTGATAACCTATATGCTAGTTCTTTTTTTCTCTTAAAGATTTTCTTGTCTTTAATATTCTCCTTTAACGCACGCTCGATAATCTCTCTTAATTCATCATCATCTTCATCGTGATAATCCGGATTATCTTTATCATTCATATTATTATTTATTCAAAAAAGTATCATTGTTTTTTTGTCTAACACCAGAACTAAGTAGACGCTGTACTACAACTTCAATTGAGTCTGTTTTTAAGCTAAAATTACTTTTGAACCTTTGGTTTCCATCTTCAAAGCTAAACAAGTATTCTCCCTTAAAAGGAGTATTTTCAAAACATGTAATATAAACTGAAGCTCCTGATGGGTCAACTAACACAGTCCATTTACGGGGATCGGATTCGCCATACTTAGTAAAAATTCGTAAAGTAACAAAGTCATTATCTTTAAGGCGCTTAATAAAGTACCCAGGAGTTTTAAGTTTATTCTTTTTTTGCTGATTGGTAGTCATTATTGAGTAAGAGCTGAAATTATATATTTTAATTTAATGTCTTTATCTTCAATATCAAATACAACTACACCATATTCAGTATTTACCTTTACTATAAATTCATTGTTAATAGTTGATAGCAACCTAATATTATCTAAATTTACCGGTACAGGATCAAGTTTAAAGTCTGCTTCACCTAAACTAATAGTAAAGTTATCAGTATTATGCCGAGACCTATCTGTAAGCTCTGCCATTAATTTATTATCTTCAGTATAAAAATATATTTTATTAGTTTCTGAGGCAAAAGTACTTCCTTTAAATAAACGTGCTAAAGTAGGTTTATCTAATTTAAATTCTACATCAAATTGAAACTTACTAATTTTATCTAAATTTATATTAGGTCTAGATATAAAGCCTTCTTCATATAGATGATATTTAAATTTAACACCAGAACCGGTATATTGTATATTATTTGAGTTAATAGTTACATCAATATTATTGTCTTCTATAGTATCAAAAACATTTCTTAACTTTTTAACATCAGGAATATTAAGTACGTCTTCAAACGAAGACTCAGTATTATATTCAGCATGTAAAATTAATGTACTATCGATACTTGAAACTAGGCTCGAAATTTTAGTATTATTAATATCAAAAATAACACCGGTATCATTAATTTTAGAAATAGCGTCTAAGAATCTTAGAAATTCACTTTTGTTTTGTACCTTTAGCGTTTTTTCCATTATCTAATTTTAGACTAATTTCTTTTAAAATCAAATTTTGCTTTTTTAGCAAATCTATTACTATATCTGTTTTAGTCGGTTCTGAAAAATCAAACTCAACTTGTGGATTAGCAGGTTCAACATGCGTTGTAGCTATTTCACGTGCTGCTTGCTCCGGAGTAACTTGTTGAATAGGCTCCGGAGTTGCGGGCTGAACTGGGGGAGGCGCCTGTGGGGGAGGCGCCATATGCTGTTGATTAACTGTGGGTGTTCTTGCAACATCTTCAAATTGATTCTTAAGTTGCTGAGAAGTCGGAGAAAGGTTCCCCGACTTACCAATTATCATTTGGTCGTTTTTATGAGCTTCCCCATAAGTTTGCCCCATTAATTGCATTAGCCCAGCTTTTTGCTCTGGTGTCATTCCTTGTTGCATAGAATTAAAGATCTTTTAACAAATCGTCGATATCTTCTTCAATATTATCGTTACTACTTACTGCTACTGGTTCAGGTTCTGCAGGAGTAGTATCAGCAGGTACAGGAGCTGAAGTTTCAGGTGTAGAATCTTCTGTTCTACAATAATAATGCTCGTTTAACATATCTTTAAGTTCGTCATAAGACTTAAGAGTAAATACCTCAGTAAGATCAAATGCACCTTCATAGATATCCTTTTGTTGATCTTCACTAAGATCGACCTTACCTGCAGAAGTAAATCTCGAAGATACATAAGTAGGAAAATCACCTTGCTGCTCTACTTTAATTTTAAAGTTAACGCCATCAGATCCAAGATCAAAGATACGAGGACCAAACTCTTCAGCATCTTCTCCTTCGATAGCTTCAGTAATAATTTTCTGAAGCTGCTTACCATAACGAAGAATTTTTACCTTGCCGTTATTATCCGGATTTACTGGATCGTCAATAACATAAACATTGACAAGCCATTTTTCTAATCGGCGAACAGCACTCATCTTTTCTTTCTCTTCTTCACTTCCAGTACGAAGAACTTTAAAACGCTCTTCTGCAATAGGATCACGTTCACCAAACGTTTGCGGGCTCAACGTCTGCACGTATTGACCAGTAGCGAAGGAATTCCATCCATGGTTATAATAATGAAAGAAAGTTTTACTAGGATCTTTTGCAAAAGGCAAAAGTCTAACTGTAAACGTATTACCGACCTTAGTCTGCATAATTTCGTTGAATGTAGCTGAGCCCTTACTATCTGAGCTAGCTAACGCGTCTTTAATTGATTGAAACATTGAAGTATTAAAAGTACTCATGCGTTTATTATAATAACTACGCGGTAAACTTCAACAACTTTTGTTCGATTATTTTCAATCCTTTTCTAGCTTTATCTTTGAGAATTTTAGAACTTATGAATTTTACCCGTGTTTTAGAATAAAGATCTGCAAAATCAGATATAAGCCAATTGTATACTTCTGCATCTATACCTTTAACTGCTCCACCTATATCAAGAGCATGAAGTGTATAAAAATTAATATGGTGATTTTTCAAATGCCAAAACACTTCTGGCGTCGCACTATCAGGTAAAAGATCCGAAGCTACTCCCGGTATATATGTTTTATACTCCTGTAGTGTTATCTTTTTATCGTTACAGAAGTTATATATAAACTTTAAACACTCTTTTAACGTATTGATAGTCTCTTCACTATCCGGGTTTCGTGTTTCTTTATCTTTACAATACATTGAATAGCACTTTATTGCTCTTCTTGTATTAAAGAAAGATAAGTCGAAGTAATTATCTGCACCATATACTTTGTAGGGTGCTATAAAAAAGTCACTATAATTAATATGTGTATATTTTGATAAAAGCGAGTTAAGTTTTTTTAAAGCTACTTCGTCTTTACTTTGTATATTGTCAAAATTTTGTCTTAAACGAACTGGTTTGTTTTTAGCTTTTCGAGATGCGTATAGAAAACTATTATATATTGATTTTTCTTTTTCATTAATCATAGTTTAATATTAGAATTCGAATTTAAAAATTTAGTAATATACTTTGACTTAGTTATTGAAGGTTCAAAGTCTATAAATAGTTTAACTACATCAAAGTTAGTTTCAATAGTTAAAAGTTCTTTTAATATATTTCTTAATTTTTCTTCTTGTAAAACCAATATAAAAATATTTTGTAAAGATAATTTTTTACCTTTCAATGAAGAGCAAAACGTACAAAAACATAATAATAAATGCTCAGTTTCATCTTTAATTAACGTGCTTGATGGAGCTTTTTGCGTCGTAGTATTTAACATGCTGTAAATTGTTTGGTTAGAGAAGCAAATTGTTCAGTTAACTTACCTCCAGCTGCAGCTGCATGACCTCCCCCATTACATAATTTTTGTGCTAATATGCTTACATCAGCATTACAATTTTTTGATCTTCTAAAAGAAACTGTCTTGTTTTGTGTATTAACTATAATACTAATATCACAATTATGTTTGTTTAAAAGGTAGTGTGCGAGTTCGTTTATTGCATAATTAGCAAAAGTAGCTACTACGTTATATTCCTTTACCTTGCCTTTGAAAGTTTCTCCAGATAATTGGTCTTTAAACTTTTTAAAGTATAACTTTATAGCATTTTTTTCTTGAACTGTATATTCTCTTAATCCTCCCTCGAAAGCATTTATAAAGTTTTCTGTTTTTGGAGAATTAAGATTATAATATATTGCATTAAGCTTTAACGACTCTTTATTATCTGAATTATACCAATCGTACTGCTCTATACACGATATTAATTTAAGTTGTTTGTCAGTAAGGTGAGATAGATGTTTTTTAAATTTTTTGTATATTAATTTAATACAAGAATATTCACCTTTATCTATTATTGGTTTAGCTTTTTCGTATAAGTCAGTATACTGTGAATGATTTTTATGACTATCAATAACAACTACATTATCTCTATCTATAAGTTTTATTTGTTGTGGGGTAAGGTCTAAGTCTAATATATAAATTCTGTCGTAATGATCTAGAGTATGTAACGCTCCTTTAAATCTACCCGTAATTGTAGATTCTGATACGTCATTTATACTAAATGTATCAGCATCTTTATATAACCACTTCAATACTAAGGCTGCTCCTGCGCCATGTAAATCAGTATCAGTCCATACTTGGATATTCACTGTTTATATTTACAACTAGTTCCTTATTGTGCAAGTCCGGCTAACATATTAAGAGTTTCATCACCATCATCGTCAAATTCTATATCATCTGCCTCTTCAATTGTTAAAGTAGAGTAGTTAATACGCATTGCTTGAGTATTTCCACGAGGGCCGTATCTATTCTTCATCATACCTAATCTAATAATTCCTAATTCTCTATCTTCTTCGTTTTGATAGATTGATACAATAACATCAGCAGTAGCTGCTAACCCAATAGATTCAGATATAGTTGCTAGGTCTGGATTATCTTGATCGAATCCAGCTCTATTTAACTGCGTTGCAGAAATAATAGGGCATTCAAACAAATAACTCATCGCACGAACTTGTTCAGTTACATGTTTAATTCTTTCGTATGAATTATTACCCATAGTAGAGTGCATTAGGTTAAGATAATCTAAAACAATAGCATCTAACTTAATACCTTGCTCTTGAAACTTCTTTATAAATCCTTTTAACTGACTAGCAGTAATAGTCGACGGCGGAAACTCTTTAATAAAAATTTTACCATCTTCATCTTTAATAGCTTGCTTAATAGCCGGGGTATTACCAACCATTTCTTTCAGAGGTACCTTCGTAACGTTAGAACAAATTCGTCTAGCATAAAGTAACTCCGACATCTCTAAGGTTACCAGTAATACGTTCTTACCTTCCTTAGCGATATTATGAGCTATATTACCAAGAAAGATTGACTTACCAATATTAGTCTCACCAGCAAAAACATATAGAGATTTACCAGCTTCAAGGAACCCGCCGCCGAGACATTCATCTAACCATTCCCACTTACTAGGTATATGCCGCTCAACAGAGTTTATATCATCAATAAGCGCGTCAATATTACTATATAAGTCTAACCCAAGGTCAGTTACCAGGCTAATATTGCACGACTTTTCAAATTTATCTAAAACATCAGACGTATCAACTTTCCCACTCGATACATCTTCAGCAACATTGAGCATTGTATGATAGACAGCCTTCTCTTTTAGGAACTGTTCCGTATTTTCATACAATTCATCTTTATCTAAATTTTTATCAATGTCATTAAACGATTTAACAAGCTCTTTAAAGGAACTTTTTTGTTCGTCAGAAACTAAATACGACTTAATCTCAGTTACAGTAGGTAACTTATTACGCTTTTCAGAAAAGTCTTTAACAATAGCAAAGATACTTGCTATAGCTTTATTCTTGAAATAGTCCGGTTCAACAAAATCTGCTACAGATGCAAGATACGTGCTGTCTGTTAGCGACTTGTAAATAAGCACATTTTCAAAATAATCTAAGTCTAGCTTACTCACCATTTAATAGTATTATAGATTATTTCGTTTTCCACTTATTAAGAAACCACTCACTACCGTCTTTGAATTCTTGTGTTACGTTACTAAGACCTGGTGATTGATGTGTAATTAAAATGTCACCGACACCTAATTTAAATCCTGCTTTATAACATTGCATAGTGTAATCCAAATCATAAAAATGCCATTTTGCTGGACATGATTCATCAAATCTAATTTTCTCAAAAACTTTTCTGCTAATAGCGAGAAAAACTCCATCGAGTAAAACAACTCGCTTTGGATAAGGCCCAAATGCAGTCATATGTTTCGTCTTACCGTCACCATGAGCTACGGCACCGTGTAGGTTACCAGAACCAAAACCACCGCCCATTATATGCCACAGCGCTGGGCTCTGTAACTTTACTTGCGTTGTACCTGCGACTCCAACAACATCAAATTTTTGCATTAAATTATCAAGTCTTTCAGTTGTGTAGTTTTCTAATATTACATCATCATGAACCAGTATAAGATTATCTACATCTTCCTCTATTGCAAAGTCAATAGCTTTATTATAACACTTAGCTAACGATGTGGTATTATCTTCTTGAATCCAAACTTCTTCATCTGTTGTATTATACAGCAGGGTTTGTTCCTTTTTACCTTGTGATGCTGCGTATATAAATGTTTTCATACAAATAAAAAGGACGAATCAAACTTAAACGTACTTACTTTATTCCATCTTTTAGTTTTATTATTAAGCTTCATAATATTACCTTCAGGCAGCTTCTTAAAGCCATCACCCGGTAGTGTAGAGTAGTCACCGTTATTATTGTAGTGAAGTAATGAACCAGACCGAGCTAAAAATACTTCATTTGTATCACATAAAACTATACTCAAAGCAAAAGTTCCTGATAACTGTTCAAGAGTTCTTTTCACAATCTTTTTACCATCAATAATTACTTTACCCTTTTTATGTTCCAGATGGGTAAAATATTCTAATAAGTTAACTATAGTCTCTGTGTCCACTTTCGTTTTAAAACCATATATTTTATTAATATCTTTATAGTTGGTTAAAACTCCGTTATGTGATATTAACCATGACATTGATTCAAAAGGGTGTGAGGTATCATAACTGTAAGCTCTCATAGCTGATGTAGGAGCTTGTACATGTCCTAGGTAATAATTTGTCTTAGGTTGATGTGTGTATTTGTCAAAATCAATATCACCTTCTTTCTTTTTTACAAATTGATCATCATCACTTAAACTTATAATACTGCTAGCGAAATTACCTCTCTGTTTATTCGCTTCATACAATACTTCAAACATAGAAGTATTAAAAGAACCAAAAATTGCGCACATACTTTATGTTAATATATGTTGTATAATAATCAATCTTCCCAATCGAACTTAAACCCAGGTTTCCACATATAAGAGTTATCTACATAACGACTAGATGGTCCATCAGGACCTTCTTCCCTAATACGTTCGCACATTTTTCTTAATCTTAGTATATGTGGGCTAGGTTCCCCTACAGGCTGTCTATGCTCCTTGGGTATCCTCCAAAACAAATCAATATTACCATATCTTTTGTCTTTAGCTAGACTGTAATCCGGGTAATCTACACCATCAATAGTAAACCATTTTTTCTTTTTCTTTTTGGTTTTTTCAATTCCTAAATTTTTAAGTGTTTTTTTGCCTAGCCCCTTTACTTTAAATAGATCATCATTATTTCTAAAAGGCCTAAAGCCTAGAATGCGTTTAGCTGTCGTCCTCCCTACTCCTGGTAGTTTATACAGCTCTTTTTCAGTCAATTGGTTAAAATCCTTATAATTCAGCTTCATAGGTATAAATATATTATATGAGTTCCTTCGATTACACCGATAATTTTAATGGCTTTAATGATTTAATCAACAGAGCAGACTTTCTTACGGAAATGAAGATTGGAAAGGCACATCCTTCGTTTAAAGGCCTAGCTAGAAGAATCCAAGACGATCCAAGAAGTGGTGGAAAGGGATGGCCACGAGATGCGAGAATGCTTATAAAGACAGTATTATATAATGTAGATATATTTAAAGAGGAAGATATAAAAACATTAAGAGCTTCTGGTGTTGAAGCATCTAGAGATTATAGAGAGGCACTTGAAGCATTATTAGATAAGTATGAAGATGAAATAAAGGATAAAGCAAGTGATATAGCCGATGAGCTTGAAAAGCAATTCGAAAGCTTTGTTAATGATCAAGGTTTAATGGTAGGAGCAGAAAGAAAAGAGATGTATTTAGCTAAAAGAGAAGCTAAAGCTGCTGCTGATAAACTTGAGAAAGAAATTGAAAAGGGTGGAGATGTGGTAGATGCAGTAGAAGATGCAGTAGGTGAACTTGAGCAGAGTACAGCTGATGCGTTTGAAACTCTTAGAGCAGCTAAAGAAGATCCAACTACATTTATTGAAATAAAAATTAGAGATGCTGATAAAGCTTCTGATGTAAGTAACATTGTTACTAAATATGCTAATGAAGATGGTGTAGAAGTATCAGGTAATACGGTACAATTTTCAGTCGATCCTGATACACCGTTAGCTAATGCAGTATCTACACACGGAGTAGATAAAATTGAAGCAGCTCTTAAAAGAGATGTAGACGCTATCAGTGATAGTGTAGTTGTAGTTATGGCACCAGAAGAAGATTACGAGCGTATGGATGATGAGGAAATGGGATATGGTCTAGATGAGCCAGGTGGTGTTCCAGGTAGTTACGCTATGGGTGAAGAAGGTGGTGGAATTACAGAAGTTGAAGATGCAGAAGATCTTAGTGCTAAGAAGGCTAGGGCAGGAAAGGATATCGGTAAACCAGGAAAGAATTTCTCTAAAATAGCAAAAAGCGCTGGTAAAAAGTATGGTTCGAAAGCAGCTGGAGAAAGAGTAGCTGGTGCTGTATTAGCTAAGATGAGAGGTAATTATGAAGGGGAAGAAGATGGTATAACGCAAAAGCCTTACATATCAATGTATAAGGATGATGAAGGAAGAACAGTATATGATGTGTTAGATAAGCATGGTAAGTCTGCTTATAAGTCTTACTATAAAAAAGTAGCTGAGCATTGGTTAAGAGAATACTATGATATCATGATGATGGAAGATGAAGAAGATAATGAGCTAGATCACTTCTTAACTAAAGAGCAACCAGAAGATTATATTCCTTCAACTGATTATGAAGACGTATTAGATGCTCTTGTTGATGATGATAAAAAGAAGCATGCAATGAAAAAACTTGGTAGTGAAGATGAAGAAAGTATACTTTCTAAGATTGAACAAGATATTAGTAATGGGATGACTGTTAAGGAGTCAATGGATAGTTTAGGAATACACCCATCGCATCAAAAAGATATGCTTCATAAATATCTTGCATACACCAAAGAATACTCAGAGGGTCCAGTTGAGACTGGTTTTGAAAATGAAGAAGAGGCTATAAAGATGCAACCGATGCTCGAGTCACATAAAACAAATACATCAGTATACCTTACTGAGCAAGCTGCTTCTGATAAGCGTAATAAGAAGACTGAGACTAAGAATCAGTCCTTTAAAGAAAAGTATAAGCCAAAGACATCTTGGCAGTTAGAAGAGCTTAGACGTTACGGTCTTTAAGCACATTCTCTACAATTATTTTCTTCGTATAGCTTATTCAACTTTTCTTGTTGAATATAAGTAATAGGATCTTTATAACCAGCGTCAACAAACCCCTTTACTCTCATACTACTTGATGGTGTAGTTGCGTCTGCAATCAAATGATAACCTTTACCGTTCTTTTCTACCTTACCATCAGAATAACAAGTCCAAGTATCTTTAAATTTAACTCCAAGTCTAATACCTTCTTTAATAATATCTGCTTTAGACATATCTAATAAAGGAGCTTCAATTTCAATTCTATTTTCTCTGTTTAGTTCTGTAACTTTATTAACAACATCTACAAACTCTTCACTACCATCCCAGTAACCAGCTAGAGAGTCTACTTGCGCTGCACCATACCAAACTGTATCAGCTCCAACACCTTCAGCATAAGAAGAGCAAATAGATAAAAACATTAAATTCCTAAACGGTACATAAGATACAGGTTGAGCATCACCAGCCATATCACTAATGTTAGGATTATCGATATCGGTATTAGTTAAAGATGATGTAGGGGCAATATCTTTGATATACTTAACATCTAAAACTTTATTCGTCACCTTTATATTCATCCAAGCATTAAACTGCTCATTAAAGTTTTTAATTTGCTTATCAACGCAAGCAAGTTCACGTTTATGTCTTTGACCATAGTCAAAGGTTACCGTATGTATTTCTTCATAGCCTCTATCTTGTGCCATATACAACAGCACAGATGAGTCCATTCCACCACTAAGAGTTAGTACTAATTTTTTCTTCATTTATTAAATCTTCTAATCCACCAACTTCTTCAGGTGGTTCTTCTTCTTTATTACTATATGTCCATTCCTGGCTTATACGTTCTTCTACTTTAGGTAGAATAGTATCTTCCCAAAGCTTAACATCTTTTCTCCAATTCTTATAATAACCTAACTTAGTACCATCTTCAAGCTGATAAGTAGCACCAGTTTGAATTACTGCACCAACGCCAACGGCTAAGTCAACTAATCCATAGTATCTATCCAAACCAGAAGAGAAAGAAAGATACATTTCACCTTCTAAGTATTGCTTAATAAATCTATTTTTACGAGTTAATGCTCTAATAATAATACCGGAGTATTTTTTCTGACCTACAGCTAATTCACCGTCTACAGTCTTACCTCCATCATCTTTCATAGGCTTACGAGCTAGTTGCACGGTAACTGAAGGTAGGTAGATACAAGACTTACCACCAGGCATATTCTTTTCAATAGATGGAAACAAAGCAGTAGGATCATCATAAACATGATTAGTACACAGTATGGTAGTTTGAGTAACTGAACCTAAATTAGTACATGTCTGCATTAACGTTTTCATAGCACGTGCTTTAGTACCCATATCTGATGATGTACTATCCTTACTCATACGAGAAAGTTCTAATTCAGACTGTAAGTTAGCAAGAGAGTCAATAGCTACAATAAATTTACCTTCAAGACCCTTCTCCTTTACAGAAGTAAGAAATTTATATAAAGAGTTTCTAGCTTGTTCAATACTAGTAGTAGGAACATACTTTACTTTACTAATATCTAAACCAAGTCTTGCTGCTCCATCCGGGTCGATAGCATTTTCAGTATCAAATATAACAGGAATAAGTCCTTCTTCTTGAGCTTTAGCTAAAATCTTTTGAACAAACAACGACTTACCTGTCATTGATTCACCAGCAAGCATAGTTACTCTACCTTTAGGAATACCACCATTAATTGATCCAGAAATAATAGCATTCAGTACATAAGACCCTGTATCAATCCACTCACCTACATGACTTAAAGTATTGTTATCAAGGTAAGTAGCGAAAGGGTTAACTTTATCAATAGCGTCTAATGCGCTAGCAACATCTTTATCCATATAAAGTATTATATTTTATCTAAAGCAGTTTTCAACTCATTAATTTGATCTATAAGTTGCATAACATTACTACAACTAATCTTATTAGTTTGAATAGTCATTGGATAATCTAATTCTGTATCTAGTCTTATACCTTCAACATTATATTCGTCGGGTACAATATCATGAACAAAGTCATACAACCCATTGTCTTTAAGATTTTTGTAATAATAATCAATTAATGACTTTTTAGCTTCTACTATAACGTCAGCTTCAGTCATCATTGAAAGATATCTAAAATATAGCCCTTCATTAGTGGTTAAATCAGCTATAACTATAAGATTCACACTTATATTTATACATTAAAAAAGCCCCCTAGGGGGCTTTTAAAGGGTGGGTGAGAGGATTTTCTGGTTACCTCCAACTTTCAGTTAGGCAAGATGCAGTTTCATCTTTTAAACCTACTTGT